CAAAACATTCAAAGTCGTTACATGATATAAAGATCCTCTAGTTATTTGTATTTGATATTGTGCAGATCTAAAGATAGATGCATCAAAAGTATCAATATTAGATTCTGAAGTTGTTGTAGTTGTTGCTGTAGCAGCATCTAATTTAATTATTGTGGTTATACTTCCAGCACCAATCTCTAAACCACTTCTAGCAGTAGCAATACCAATAGAATCTACATGGGTGACATCATCATAAGTTACCGTTCCACCAACACTTAAATTTCCTGTAAGAGTAAGGTTAACTCCAGTCGCACCATCTACTAATGTTGTAGCTTCTCCAGTCCCAGAAAGTGCTGTACTAGCAATACCAACCCACTCTGTTCCATTAAATATTAAAAGTTTATTTGCACCTATGCTTTCATCAAAACTAACGTCTCCAAGGTCTTTTATGAAACCAGCACCACCTCCACCAATAGATGAAAGTTGAATCTGTATTCTGTTAACAAACAGTCTGTAGTGATCCTGCAATTGCTTGAGGGTCACATAATTTTTATCTAATGATGTGAGAGGATCACTAGTCTTAGTATCTGGACTTCCTGGAGTGATTGGAGTATCTTCAGTCAGAAGTGTTTTTTCACTAAACTTAGAAAGAACATCTTCAATGTGATTTACTTTTTTAATAAGATCCTGATTCTTCTCTTCAATAGTATCAATATGAAGTTTATTAATTACGTCCCGAACTTCCTCTTTAATACTTTCAATGTGCTCATTCTGTTTCTTAATATGTACTTCATTTGTGCTTAAGTTGACCTCAAGATCTTTAATCTGCTCAACTAAATCTTCTTCAAACTTATAAACTTCCTTCTTTAATCTATCATGATATGCAGAAGTACTGATGTCAAGATTAGCTTGAAGTTCTAAAACATCTTGAACTGTGGTTTCTTCAATCTTTTCAAGTTTTTCTGCAAAATTTTCTAATCTACCAGAGAATGCTTTTAGTTTTTTATCCTCTATTACCTCTTTCTTTTTAGAATCTTTACACAATCTTGCATATGATTCAAAGATTTCTCCAGTTTGATTTTTTGATTCTTGAACAGTTGTTTGAACTTTTTCTAAAAGAGAATCAATATCAGTTTCTTTGATATTATTAACTTTGTATAGATTTTCTATTTGTTCTGTTAAATCACTAACTTTTTTTAGAACAGATTTTTCTAATTCCTTGACTTCCTCTTCCGACTTTAATTTAGATTCCACCAGCATTTTGCTGTACTTTGGAATTTCTGTATTTGTAAATTCTTTGACCGTGGAATTTAATTCCCCCAATCTTTCCTGATAAGTTTGATTGATAAAGTTAATTTTTTCATCAAAAATATTCTGAGATTCACTGAGTTTCTCTTCTGTCCTTAACTCAGTTTCAGCAAAAAACTTTTTATATTGAGGTAAATCTTCATTGATGAGATCAACAACAACACTATTAATATCTCCAACTTCTTCTCTTATAGAAGACAGACTATTTTGATTGATTGTCTCAACATCTGTCAGGATAGTATTAACTTCTTTATTTACATCTGCTCTAATTATATCAAGATTTTCTTCTACAGAATCTTTTAAATTTGCAAATCTGCTATCAATTCTAATTTCTGATTTTGAAATTAAATCTTCGTATTGTGGAACTTCAACACTTATAAATGAATTGACCATTTCAGATAGATCTGAAAAGTCATTGCTAATTTTATTTACAATATCCTCATTAACTCCAGATATTCTATTTTCAATTTTTGCAATTGCCTCTTCTACAAAAAAGAGATGTGCCATCATGGCATCATTCAGATCTTCTTTTTTGATTAAGGTCTGAATTTGTTTCTTTAAGTCTCCAATTTCATTGGAGATAGTTTCAACTTTTTCGACGTTTTCTTTAAAATTGCCAAATGTTGAAGAAAAATCAGTAATTGACTGAATATTATTCAGGTTAGTTTTAAATACATCAAAAGCCTCTGAGATTTTTTCAATCTTCTTTGGTTTAGACGAAGAAAATTCTTCCTTCAAAGAATCAAAAGAACTCTTTTCTTCAGGTTTGATATAAAAATCGGAAGGCTTCTTTAATGCCACTTAATATTACCCCATCTATAGTTATATTTATTTTTTCTCTGTGTCTTCATTTTGAGACTTGAGAAATTTGGATAGATCTGAAGTAGATCCAACAAAAAGTGCATTTGTTACATTAGTAGGGCCTTTTTTAGACTCCTCATTAACATCTTTGAGTTTCTTCTGAAGATCTAATAGTTTATCTGTCGCATCAGCAACATTTTTAATTAGTTGTCCAGCGACTTCATATGCTCTAGGCATTTCACTTTCTTGAGCTAATTCAAGAATACCATTAATCGCTTCCTGACCCTTTTCAATTATAGAATACAGATTACCTCTCGTATATTCATAATCTTTATTAACATCACTCTTTTGCCTATCTATTTTTTTAGCGACTTCTACGGACTCTTCTTCTCCAGAAACAATTTCAGTTTGTACATTAAACACTTCATCTAAACCATTATAATTCTTAGCCATAATTAAGAAATACTTCCAGTAAATCCGAAGTCGTCACCAAATTCGATAATATCACTATCCTCTGTGGCAGTGTAATCAATACCTTTAACCTCTGCCCCCTTCAAATGATCTGAAACAGTTGTTCCATCTTTACCTCTCTCTACAGTAATTTTGTTACCAGCAATCTTGGTAACGAACATTTCTTCTCCACCAATTTCAATATATTTTTTAAGAGTAACTGAGGATCCACTATCAACATTAAATGCTGTCGTAGATATATCAACATCTTCAGAAAGATTAGTGACGACATCTCCAGTGTAATCTTTAATTGCTCTTGGTTTGACACTATATGTAAGATCTCTAACTGTACTCTTACTGTCTCCGGAGTAATAAGAAACCGAAGATCTCTTGACAATATCTGAGGTCGCAGAGGAAACAGGACCAAATAGATATGTCTTTGCTGTAAATCTTAAGGTATAAAGAAGAACTCTACGAGTGGAGAAATCTCCCTCATAATCGTCTTGCATTGTTATATTTTCCAATATAACAGGAATATCTCTTTTTTCGCTTATTGGTCCAACTAAATTTACTGTTAAATTATATTGTGGTTGAAAATATGGTAAAATTTGTTCTACAATTTGTAAAGCATCATCATTCAATTTGGACATGATACTCAATTCAAATTGCATATTATATGGAACTGGCATGTATGCTTTCTTGACACCAGTATCATTAGCAGGATCTTTAACCGTGAACTGTTGAGTTGTAGTTACCTTTCTACTTTGATCATAAGTCAGTCCAATAAATTCAAAAGACATTCTAGGGAGAGTCATTGCTGTCCCTTTACTTAAATCTGGCGACTGCTCTAGTCGTGCAAGAAATTTTTGCGTAGGTCCATAAGCAAGAGGAACCCTGATAATACTTGTTGTACTATCAGAATCATCTTTATGCTCAATCTCTAATGAATTGAAAAGAGTGCCAAAAGAAATGATAGTCTTTCTTAAAATTTCGTTGTAAAAATATTCAAACATTGTTCAAACCTACACTAACCCACATATTGAGATATTTTTATTTATGGTGTACCAAAAGGATTCTGTTCAGAGAAGTCTAAAATTGAATCAGCCTCTGTCTCAATAGCATTATTATCTGCAAAATTTGTAAGTGGTGGGAATGTTTCTGATGTTCTCAATACATATTGAGCTCCAGATTCAGAACCTGTTAGAGTTTCTCCTCTAACAAAACTTCCGTTCACATTCATGACCTCTAATTGATTGGTGGATTCATTCCATATCCTTACTCTAGCAGTAGTTCCACTTGATGATCCAGTTATAATCTCATTAAACTTAAACGATCCAGAAGAATCTGAAACAGGATCTTCAACTATTATCGTAGGTGTTATTACATAACCATGTCCAGCATCTGTAATATAGATTTTTTCAACTGCTCCTGCAGATGTTAAAGTTGAAATACCTGTCGCTGTAGCAATTCCCAAAGTATTATGATAGTCAATATAATTCTTGTCACCAACAGTATTTGAAATTGATACTGTTGGTGGTGTTAAATATCCGCCACCACCATACGTGATTAAAATGCCGGTAACGATGCCACATTGATCTCTACCAAGTTCAAACGCAGAAGTTGCAATACCAACATTTGTTGCTGCAGTTGACATGATGATACTGCTTTGACCAATACCAGAGACAAATGCATTTTCTACGATAAAATTATAAGAGTCACTATATCCAACACCCAGTCTTACTCTATCTCCAACAACAACTCCAAGAGTGTTGATTCCAGTAATTGTTGTAGATCCAATACCAACAGTTCCTTGATAATGGATAGAATTGAATCTTATCGTTGCAATACCAGTTGCAGTAAATGTGCTCGCTGCTCCAGTTGGGGCAGCAATTGTGACTGTAGGAATCGCATTGTAACCATATCCACTGTTACCAATTGCAATTGAAGTGACTGATCCAGCAACTGACACTGTTGACGTTGCTGTTGCTCTAATAGGATATGGGACTGCAAAATTGAGTGTTGGAGTAACTGTATACCCAGCTCCGATCGTTGCCCCAGTGCCAACACACCATGGATCTGTGGTGCTATTAAATCCAACTGCAGTAACAACTCCGATAGAATTAACTGTCGCAATGCCAAGTGCTGTTGTGGTTGGACTAACAGTTCCTGTTCCAAGTCCAACAGAAACTTGTGGTTTTGAAGAATATGCTTTACCCCCAGTAGAAATTGCAACACTACTACTATCAATTGCTGATCCTGAACTATATGCGGATGCAGCACTTTCTACAAGACCAATGGTTGCTGCAGCATAAGCATACCCCGGATGTTCAATTGTAACTATAGGAGCACTAGTGTAAAACTTACCAGAATTGCCAATAGAAATTTGCGTAACATTTCCCCCATATAATGTAAATGCATTGATTGAGGCAGTCGCTGTAGCAGTGATTCCTGACCCTTCAGGAACCCCAAACGTGACCGTAGGTGCAGTTCTATAGAATACGCCACCAGTGGTGCCTCCTGGGAACAGGAAGGCGGAAGAACCAACGCTTATAGGTGCAGACATAATACTGACTCCACCACCAACCATTGGTGTTGCAAGAACTGCAGTTGCTGCAGCTCCGACATGTTTTGGTGTGGAGAATGTTACTGTAGGAGAATTAACATATCCTCCACCTGAAGAACTTACAGTGACTACTCCAACTCCACCAGTTGTAGAAATTCCTGATGTAGCGGCCGCTCCAGATCCTCCACCACCACTAAATTTAACCGTAGGTGCAGAAGTATATCCTGTTCCTGGATTGACTATTGCTACTCCCTGAACAGATCTTAATTTATTATTTGTGTTTGTATTGCAAACATTTATACCACTTATCATTTGAGAAGCTGTTCCTATTCCAGTTACTGAACCTGCAAATCCTACTGATGAAACTCCTACTGTTGGTAAAGTGCTATAACCCGCTCCTCTATTAGTGAGCCTTATGAACCTGATACCATTGTTTACGAGTGAGGTATTTGCTATAGCAGTAGATCCCGTTCCAACAACATAGAGGAGTTGTGCTATTCCTATAATTGTTGACGTGCCACTCTCAGATGTTCCATCATAATCATCTCCGATCAACTCATTATCAATCTCTTCAACTCCAGTATCGATAACTTCATCTTCAATACGGAAGAGTTCACATCTCAACTCATAAACGTAGTTTTTTTGTAATTGATAGAATGGTTTTTCGTGCTCTACATATTTAATTTCAAATAACCTATCTCCTAAGGGAAAATATAT